CGAGAAGAGAAAATAAAAAAACTTAAATAATGTATAATTTATATTTCTTAGATGGTACTTTATTTGCTAATGACTTTGAACGAGTTGTTCATGGTGGTCGTGGTGATTATGTAGAATTAACAGATGAACAATTAGAAGTTAATTTATTATCTAAGTTTAATCAACCACTACCTGATGAAGTATCAGATGAATCTTTCTTTTATTATTGGTTAATTCCTGAAGGAAGAACCGAAAAGGTTTATTGGCAAGTAAACTTGGTGGAATATGCCGACTATAAGATAGGGTACTACTATTTATCACCTAAATTATTAAAACCTTTTAGGGAAGATAAAAGAAAATTTAATTCGTTATTTTAATGAAAGATAGATTAATAGAATTTGGAAAGAATAAAAACGGGAGAATTTATGACAAGAATAGTTATGATTGGGGTAAATTAGAAGATATAAGTAATAGAGGAATGTTAATGGGTGAATTATCACATGATGGGGAAGTTGGTACAGATGTATTATTAAGTAATGTTTCTCACGTTATTAAAGATATTGAAGTTTATGATGATGGTATATGGGCTGAAATAAAAATATTAGATACTGAATCAGGAAATATATTACAGGAATTAAAAGATATGGATATAAATTTTGATATATCCAGTAGAGGGAAAGGTGAAATAGTTAATGGGAAAATAGTAATGGAAAGTATAACTGCTTTTGATTTTATACCAAGACCTGAAACTTCCTTACAAAAAAGAAGTAAGAAATTAAACAGAATATTAGAAAGATTGAAAAATGGAAATGTTAAATGAAATAAAAAAATTAGGTTTTTGGAATTTTATTGATTCCAATGAAATAACGGATTTAGCTTATTATAAATTTTTAGAAGAAGTTAAAATACAAAAAGATTCTGGAGAATGGATAAAAAGAGAATCTACGTTTGTTATGGATCAAAAGTATTTTATGGGGAACACAAGAACAGGTAAATATTATTGTAAAATAGCTATGGATGAATTAAGAAATAAAAAAATTGACAAGATAAAAGATAAATGTTAATATACTTTGAAATACATATTAAAAAAGATTCACCTAATGGATATGTTATAGAGAATTTGTTGATTAGTGATCAAAAAGAAATAAAATCTAACATAGGTTTTGATGTTGTTAATATAGATTCAGATAATGAGATTTATTCTATTTTAGCTGATTTTAATCAAGAACTTGATGCTGTTGGTGAAATTCAAGAAATATTCGATAAGGTTAGAATATCATTTTTCAGGAAATTGAAACTTGATAATTTGATAAATAATTTGTATAATACGAAATAACATGACTAATTGGGAATTAACACAAATACTTTTAGAAGAAGGTGTAATGTTTGGGACATTTGTAATAATAAATGATGAAAAAAAATTTAAAAAAGAATGTCTTAAACATGTATTTGGTTCTTATCCTGTATGGGATGAAAAATCATTTGAAAAATTCATAACCAATTTAAAAGATTCTGATGGTATACATTTTATTTTCAATTCAGGGTTAAATGAATTTAAAACAATTCATGGTTATATAGAAATGTATACCAATCACACACTAATATCACAAAGACAAAGAAAATTATCTAAAATAAGAAGTATGGTATTTAAACATCAAATGGAAAATAATGGGATTTAAAAAAGGAGATAAAGTAGTTTTAATTGACGCAGATGACATAGGTATAATTGGTGTAGAATTATACGGTGTTTATACAGTAGATTCTTATACTAAAACAGATAATATCAGGTATAAAATTATGTCAATTTTAATAATTGATGAAGTTAGTGGGGCGTTTGATGCAAATAGATTTATATCTTTTGGACAATACCGTAAACAAAAGTTGAATAAAATACTAAGTAAACATGAGTAATAAAAAAGATATATCAGAATTACTTAAAAATGCTTATAAAATTGCACACAGACAAACAATAAATGGTGCAGGTAATCATATAATAATAAATAAAAAGACATTTAACGAACTTAATAAAGTTATATCAATAAGTCAAAGGAATGTTAAGATAAATAAAATACTAAAAAATAATATAGATAAATATGATAATAAATAGAAAGAGTCCAACAGATTTAAGTGGTTTTTATATTGTATATAAAGGTTCAGTATTAAATGAAGAACCTAAAAATTATGGGATCAGCCATTTGATGGAGCATTTAATGTGTAAGATGTTTGAAAATTTATATGATGACTTTGATAGATATTCTATAAATTGGAACGCATATACATCGGGTAATGAAGTCGTGTTTCATATGAAAGGGTTAGATGAATATATTTACAAATATAGACATGAACTTCTTAATTCATTATCGAAATTTAAAGTATCCGAAAAAGATTTTAAAACAGAATTAAGTGTAGTAATACAAGAATATAAAGATACATTCCAAGATCAATTTTCATCAGCTTATTATAATTTATTAAGAAAAGTTTATGGTAATTATGGACCTATTGGTAAATTACAATCATTAGAAAATTTAACTTATGAAGATATTAATGATTATTGGCAAAAATATCTTTCTAAACCATCAATGATTATAAACATATCAAAAAATTCAGAATTTAATGGGTTTGATAATTTTAGTACAACTCACCCTGATACTTTTAAAACTATTAAATCTGATGAATTGGTTTTTGAGAATAATTCAAAATTTAATAAAGCATGTATAGCAGGTTATATTGAAGTAGAAGATGATATATCTAAAATTGATTTTGTTTTAGATATGTTAGGTATGTCACTTAAATCCCCATTTACAAAAGAAATTAGAGAAAAAAGAGGATTGACATATGGTGTACATAATCACATAGCTAATATTTCAGATACACAGGGTTTAGTTACAACATCACTTATAACAACAGATGAAAATGTAGATGAAGTATTAGATGTTTATAAAATGATTTTATCTGATCCTGATAAATATTTAACAGAGGAAAGATTTGACATTGTTAAAGATTATCATACAGTTAAAAGAAAGATGGATGAAATTAATTCATATTCACAATATAAGAAATATATTCTTCCTGACCATTGGCAAATAGAAAAAATATTAGATGATTTCACTTTTGAAAAATCTAAACAAATTTTTGATAAATATTTAACATTTGATAAATGGAATTGGATGTTAGATAAAACCGAATTTTAATAAAAATAGTTGGTTTTTAAATTTTTTATTCATATCTTTGTTAATTGATGAAGAATATGTACAAATATCGCTTTAAAACCAAAGAAGAATTATATTCCGAATTTGGTGAATATTGGGAAGAAACGGTTGATATGAACGAAGAAGGTTATATGAACTATCTACTCGGTAGTGATATTATTATACCCGATGAAGATATTGATGAAAATGGAAATGTAATAAATGGTTTTCAAATTATTAACATTTCACCTGAATATTCCTATAATAGAACATGGCAGATTTGTCCTGAATTAATAATTAAAGAAAATACCACCCCATTTTACATGTTATCTAAAGAAGAACGACAAAAACGATTTATATATGAATAAAATTATATTAAAAATTGAATTTTTAAGTGATAAATCGTTATCAATGACTTTTTTGTATATTGATAAGAGATTAATGACCCAAAAAGAGCATGACTTTGTTTATTTTAATAGTGATGCTTATGATTTTGTTATTTATTCAAGGAAAGGTATTAAAAGAGGAATCAATTCACTTAGATTACCAGGTGGTGATAGATATGAAAAAAATATGAAAGCATATTTTGAATTTATAGATGAACACGATATGTATAATTGGTTAAAAAAATTCCATAGAACACTAGAAGAATTAAATAATAAATATACACCATTTGTTAAAGATATAAATTATAGTAAACGTCCGAAAAAATTAATGATGAGCGGAGAATATTGGGTTCTTTAATCTTCGTCTAATTCAGATATTTCAATCGAAGGGAATTTTTTATGCACTGCTTTAATAACAGCATCTTTAACTTCTTTCAAAGTACCATCATACCATTTTGGAACTGAATCATATTTCTGAACCATCGCTAATGCGTTTCTTCCGTGTTTTAAATCATTAATAGGAAAGTGATCTTTATTGTCTTTCACTTTTGAACTTTCAGCGGAGAATACAACATCCCCTCTGTTTCTAATTTCAGCATCAGGATCTTCTTTACCAAATTCCTCAAATAATCTTATATGTTTCATAATAATTAAATTATATTTATTACTATATATTTAATTTTATAAACAAAAATAAAGATTTAGTATATAATAAGTACAAAATAATAATTAAAATTATGGAAGATAGTATTAAACCAGTAGGTAATCCACCAAGAGGATGGCATATGAAGAACGAATATATTGATGATGATGGAAATGTTTTTAATAAAGGTGACTTTCTTTATAATAAAGAAGAACAACTATTAAAGAAACAAGTTTCAAAATTAAGAAAACAAATTACTGAATTAAAAATAGATAAAGATTTTAAATTAAAGACATGGGATTATAATAAATCTCTTAATGAATATCTTGAATTAACAAAATATATAGATGAACAAATAGAATCGTTAAATAAAGAATTAAGATTAATAAGACCATATGAAACACAAAACATTCCTGATGGTGGGGAAGTTATGACATTAAATGAATTTAAAAATAGTGTTAAAAATGGTGGTTTTGTTGACTCTGATGGGTATGGTCTTTATGTAGAAACTAGTTATGAAGGAACAAAAGAAGATCCAATAGAAATTTTAAAAATGACTGATGTTCCTATTTTTCCATCTGATATCAAAGAAAAATTATTAAGATACAAACTTAATAAGGTTGTTTGGTTTAATAAATAATTTATGAATATTGTTGTTGGAAATATAAAAACTAAAAAAGGTTCTTCTATAAAAAGATATAAAGATGTTGGGAAGAAAATGGGGAATGATTTATATTTCCATAAAGATTACGTTGGTGAATATATTGATGAAATTTTTTATAATAAACTAAAAAGTAACTTACCAAAAGGTATTAAATTTAATATCATAAAGTATAATAATAAAAATGAAACTATTTCATTTATTAATTCTCCTGATTTTGATACGGCAGATGAACCAATTGTATCTGATGCTTATAAAGTAACTAATGAAGGTAAAGTAACGAAAACAAAAGAAGAATCAACACCACAGATATATCACCACAAATGGATGTTCGTTAAAGACGATTATAAGGGTTTTAACGTATTAGAATCAATGGATAGGAGTAGGAAGTGGTTGGATGTATCAGATGTTATAAATATGTCTAAAATCGGTTCTAAAGGGTACTGGGAAGAAATTGTATTACCTTTGATAGAAGATTCTGTGTGGTCTGTTCCAAAACAAGAATTTTCATCAGCTAAAACTTCAATAAAACATATACCAAAACCAGCTAAAGTCTTAATAGAACAAAATGAATTAGAACATAATTCAATAAATTTAGATATTGGTGGTGGTAAATTTAATTTAATGACTAATTTTTTCTTAAATGAAGGGATTACTAATTACATATATGATCCATTTAATAAAAGTGAAGAACATAATAGAATGGTTCAAGAAATAACCAGTAATGGTAAATCAGATTCAGTTACAATATTTAATGTTCTGAATGTAATAAAAGAAGAATTCGAACAATTAAAAGTATTAAAACAAGCTGAAAATGCTATTAAAGAAGGCGGTAAAGTATATATCTATTCTGATTATAAAATAAAAGGGAAAGAACCAGGTGAAGTTAAAGGTAGAGATTCATATCAACAATATTATGGATTAAAAGAATTATTACCAATAGTTGAAAAAGTATTTCCCAATGCTATACTTAATAGTAAACTATCTTGTATAGTTGTTCAAAAATAAACTTTTTTATTCACCTAACATATAAGACATTATGAATACAGCATTATTAATAGTATTATTATCGTTTTCATGGATATTTATCTATGGGTTTTTTAAACTCTTTGATATATTAGGTAAAAGATTTTTTAAATCCAAGTGGAAACCAATTATATGAAATTATGGAAAAATTAATTAAAGAATTAAAACAAGAAGTTATTGATAAATTTCTAAAAGATGGTGATTTAGATAAACCTTATCTAATAAGAGGTAAAGATGTCTTTTCTAAGCAACGTATTATTGATGAAATAGAAAATGATACAGTAGAAGGAAGGGGATTTATTTCTAGTCTCGTTATGTTAACATTGGATTTATTTGATAGGGGTAAAAAAACTATACCCGAATATAAGAAAGTTTAATTATAAACCAATGTCATGTTATATATAATAATATGGCAAAGAGATATTACAAAAAATCAGCACCTAAAAAGAAATCAAAGGAAATACCCGTTTGTGCGGATTGCTTATTAGATCCGACAGATAGTGATTTAAAACCAAGTGATTTCTTTTGGGTATTACAACACAGCCCCGAATTCCCTTCAATGGATTATTATGCTTTATTTTGTGTAAATTGTATTGAAAAGGGAAAATATGAAATTGGGAAACCATATCAAAAGAAACGAGGTCGTAAAAAGAAAGAAGAATAAAATTAAAATGAGTTTTTTATATATAGTATAACAACCGTAAAATTCGGTAAAAGAAATTTAATATATAATAAAAAAGAAATTATAAAGATATGCCAAAAATAACTTACCCTAAAATAAATGTACAGTACTTCGCAATCAACGATGTATATTTAAGAGCAGATGCTGCATCAGTAGCTCAATATTGCACTGAACGTAGTTTAGGTTCTCCAACTTTTGTAGCTGAACCAAAAAGATTTTCTAATGATGGTGGTTTAGCTTATCAATATTATGGTGTTCCTGTTGGCTCAACTGGTACAACAGAATCATGGAATACTGTATTTGGATATGATCAAATAGTACAAGAATTAACATACTCATAAAGTCGTTTTTTTTTCATAGTAATAAAAAGAAAAGGGAAAATAGTTAATATTATTTTCCCTTTTTAATGCTTTTTAGTTTAAAAATACACATTTTTTAAAAATTAAAGGGAATATAAATCATTATAATTTATATTCCCTGGATATATAGTGGTTATTTGTGGTACACATATACACATTTTGCATAAAGCAAAGATAAAGTGTGGATGTGTGTATTTATATATTAAAAATAAAAACCCTTATTTTTTGATTAAAAACTAATTCTTTTGTTTTCTTCATCAATATCGTGTGTTAATGGTTTAGAATCTTTTTTAAGTGCATAAAAATCAGCTAATGACATTTCTTTTGTAATTAATGATTCATCAATTCCAATTTCTTTAGCTAACACAATAGCTTTTTCTTTAGTTAACACTTTGAATTCTTTTCTTGCTAATAATCTTTCAGCTCTTAATATAGCACTATCTACATTTTTAAGATTTGTATTAAAAGTAGCAATAATTTGAATACTAAGAACATCATTAAGAATACCATCGGTTAGGTTAAGTAAATTAGTAATACCAATATTTCTTGATTGGTTTCTTGATTCTAATAATGGTTCAGCATCTTCAATAAGAAGGTAATTCTTACCTTTACTATCAGATACCCATTCAGAAATAAAATTAATAAAACCTGGTTCAGTAATAGAACCTACCATTGTTGGTGGGAAATAAAGAATATTGTTATTCTTATCATTCATTTTAATTTTCTTTATTAGGTGTCTAATATATGTTGTTTTCCCTGTACCTGGATCTCCGTGAAATAAAGTTAAACCTTTATGTTCATTTAATAATCTTTCATATAGTGCTTTATCAAAATCTTCGAATCCTTTACCATAATGTAAATCTAATAATTGTAATTCTTGTATTTTGTCTTTAATATCAAAATCTTTTACATAAAAACTACCATCATCATAAGAAACCATACCAATAGTAATAGTTTCTTTTTCTACAATAACTGAGGATTTAAATGCCTTATGTAATTTATCATCTTCTTCTTCAGTTAAAGGTTCATCAAGTAAAAACAGAGAAAACGTAACAACATTATCAGAATCTTTTAATGAGTGAGATTCTAAAAATAAATTTCTTGCAATACATCCTTCTAATTGAAGTAATAATCCTTCTCTGAGAATTAACGTTTGTTGTTTATTGTATCTTAAATCTTGGGTTAATGATCTAACTTCTTCTTTAAAATATTCTTCCATATTTGGATATATTTCAGATAAGTTATTTAAAAGTTCCACCCAATAAAAATAATCATTATCTTCTATTTCAAATTTATATAATGACGGTCTTTTTTTATATTTATTATAAAATACTTCTAAGATATTAATATCTTCGGGGTGTTTACTTCTACCGTTCGCTCTCAATGTATTAATTACACTTTCATCCCCAAAGGGCAATCTTCTCAATTCATTCATATTTTTCTATTTTAATTTTTTTAGATTTTCATAATATTTTTTCAAGATTATTTCAGGAAAAATATCAATCACATCATATACTCTACCAACTGCTCCTACTGCTTTCTTATTTGTTTCAAACGTATCATAACACTCGGTTAAATATTTGAAATGGTCTAATTTATTCCCATAACCTTGTTTTGCACAAGCATTATATACTTTTTTATAAATATCAGCTCTTACATAACACATATGGTGTAATACTACTTCAGTAAGACCCCATACTTTAATTTTATTAGTATCAGATATACCTGGCTTCCTTGTTGGATCTACTTTTAAATTTAGTGGAAATGCAAATGTAATTTCAGTATCAATAGGAAAAATACCACTAACATACATACCACCTGGTTTTTTATAATCATTACCTTTTATCAAATACTTACTATCTTTATAATAATCCTTAATTGGCATATAAGATACATCAAGTGGATTATTTTCGTGGTGTTCTACCATTCTTTTAAAGTCATCCTTAGTATAAAATTCATCACAATCCATTGACATAAAATGAGTACACCCATTTTCTTTTGCTAATGTTCTTCCTAAATTCCTTTTATTTGTTTGTGTAACAACTTTTGATTGTGTATTATCATTATAATAAACTAATTTGTCTATCACATTTCTTTCTTTTAAATCTTCTACGATATCAATTTCTTCTTGTGATAATTTCTCACCCCAATATGATTCTGTTTGAAAAATTACTGATATGTAACTGACAAATTCTTTTATATGGTTTATTGAATCTTCTATTAATTCAACTCCATCAAATGCATTATAACTTATTCCTAATTTATTCATTTCTTTATATACTTAATATTTTCATAATATTTATCTAATATTATTTCTGGTGTATCTAAAGTTTTAATATTATATTCTACACCATCTGCTGATAATGCTACTTTGTTAGTTTCATAATTTTCATAACATTGTAATATTTTTTCAAATCTTTGTTTATTATCTTTATATCTAAACTTAGCAAATGCATTATTAACTTTTTGGTGTATATTTGCTCTCACATAAGATAAGTGGTGCATTTTTAATTCAGTTTTTTCCCAAATTTTAAATCTACTTACATCAGAAACATTTGGTTTTCTGGTTGGATCAACTTTTAGTTTTAAAGGAAATCCAAGTACAATTTCATTATCAACAGGAAAAAACCCACTAACATATAAATCACCATCCATATATGTACTACTATCTATCATATAATTAGTATCTTTATAATATGCTTCTAATGGTATGTAAGATATTTTATCAGGATTGTTATTATGATATTCTATCATTCTTTTAAATTCATCCTTAGTATAAAATTCATCACAATCCATTGTCATATAGTGTGTACAATCATTCTTTTTTGCTAATCTTCTTCCTAAATTTCTTTTATATGTTTGTATTATTCTAACATCCATTTTCTCAGTAAAATGAACTAAGTCATCTATTAATCCATCTTTTCTCAATGTATTAACAATATCAACTTCTTCTTGTGATAATTTATTACCCCAATATGATGTAGTCTGAAAAATCAATGATATATGATCAACATGTTCTCTTATACATTTTATTGAATCTTCTAATAATTCAACTCCATCAAAGACATTATAACTAACACTATATTTGTTCATTATATACCTATTATTTTTTTATTTGCATCCATCATGATTAGTGACATTATTCTTTCTAATGCGTGTGTTTTTCTTGATGAACTAGAATCTGTAAATGCACCTGTTTCTAATTCGTTATACACTTCTATCATATTGTGTTTTGTAAAAAATTCTTTATAAACATCAAACCTACACCAAAATATTGTACCACCTATAAATCTTATATCTTCAAATTTTGTTTTTATATTAAATTGTTCTATATATTCCATTATATCTTTATGGTTATAAATAAATCCAGGATGATGTTTAGTAATTAACCATTTATTTGAACCTATAATACCTATACTCCCATCTTCTTCAAATTGTTTAATTATATTATCAACAATATCGGTGCTATTTAATATCGGAACTAATAAATTATTCCTCCAATGTTCCCCCCTTTCAGGGTTTCTACCACCATGTAAACCTTTTTTTGTATGTAACTTTAATACCAGCCCATAATCGAATCCTTTTTTAACTATTATATTAAAAACAGCTAGAAAAGGACCAATATCTAATCCTTTATTAGTTACTTTATAAATATATACGTTATCTAAATCTTTTATTTTTTCTAAAAAAATGTTATTATCTTCTTCATTATTATCAGATAGAGAAATATGTAAATCATAATCATATTTTATATTATCTAAATAACCTTTTATTTCATCCCATAAATCAGTATAGTATAAATGAATTATTATACATATTTTTTTCATATTTTATATTTTAAATTTTCTCATTATTTGTTTTAATATACCGTCTTTATCTTTTTCAGAATAATTAATATTACTTAATTCATTTTTTACTTTTTCAGATACCACATCAACAATATCATTGTATATTTTAGTTGAAATGTTATTAACTATTTCATCTAAATAATTATCCGTAAATTTGGATAAAACATGATTAATTATATTTTCAGATATTAATTTGTATAATTCTCTTTTAATGTGTCTAGTTGATACTTCACCAGATTTATCCGATTTGATATCTCCCCATACATCTATGTTTTGAATTTTATTAATAATATCTTGTTTAGATAATTTAACATATTCAGCAAAAAGTTGTTTATTAATTTCTTTAAATGAATAATATAATCCAATATTATCAACAGAACTTTCATGATGCATATGTATTGATACATCATTTAATGTTTGGACTTTTAAATCTAGTTTTCTTATTTTTTCATCAAAAATATCATCTTCATGACCATACCCATAACAATCTTCATCAAATCCTTTTAATTTAAAATATACATCTTTCTTAATAAGAAATATACCACCTGTTATAATAGTGTGTATTACAGGTTTAAAAGTATTTGCAACCGAAAAACTATAATTGCGTTCTTTAAAAAGTTTACTAGATTCTTCATCTAAAAAAACCACAGATTTATAAGGATTTACAATATCACACGTTTTCAAAATATTTAGTGCAATACCATATGTTTGAATTTTAATAAATAAATCAGAATCATGAAAAATCAATACTTCGGATTCAGCCATTTTAGCACCTATATTATATCCCCATCCTTTATTAAATATACCATCGTTCTCTACAAAGATATGTTTAATGAACTGATTCCCTCTAATTTCAGATAACCAATCTATTTTTGTTGTATCATCTTGTTCAATGATTAATATTTCTGTTTTACCATCTTGTATATGTGATAAATTATCAAGAACACATTTAAGATTATATCTTCTTTCTTCTGAACTTTCACGATAAGAAATTATAATTGATTTATTCAATTTGGATTTATTATTTTTTCTATAAGTATTTATTATTTAGGAGCGGTCTAAAACAATAAAAACCCATTGAATATTGTATTCAATGGGAATATTAAAGTTTTAATTTATTTATTTAATCTTTTGAATAAATTACATAATCAAAATCATCAGGACCTTCCCAATATCCAAATTGATTTATTAGACTGTGAAATGTCCCATTAAAAGCATAATCTATTATTTGATTATAATTATAATTTGAAACCCCACTATTATCAGTATCATCTGGTTTTTTCCATTGTTCGTATGGTTTAGTCCATTTTATTAACATATTATTTGCTACTCTTTTAATCCCTGTTGTTTCTTCTTGTTCTGATTTTATAAACATTTTTAATAATTTATTTAAATCTTCTTCTAATCCAGGGTTTTGTTTCAATATTACTTTTCTTTCTTTAATCTTTTCTACTTCCCATTCTTTATCACTTTGGCTCATTCCCTTTAGATGTTTATAATCTTTTCCTCTCATATTAACAGATTTTAATATTGGTAATTCTTCTAATTGTTTCCATGTACCATCTACACCTTGCCACATTATACCCATGTTGTGTGGGTTTGACATATCAGCCCAAAAATTTCCTGTTAATTGTGGTGTTGTTACAGATTTAACTTCATCATTAGCAGCTGCTGTCATAAATTCTTTTTCGGAATCAGATAATTTACCCTTTTCAGAAAGACTATCTAATACACCATCAATAGTTTCTTGTAAGTCTTTATACTTAATTTCTTGTTTAGCTTCGTTAAATCTTTTTAAATGTTTCATTATCAATTTTTTTTTATAATGGTGCATTATCTGCATCAAGTCCTAACATATCACGAACTTTTATTATAGTGTTTTTATCACTCGTAGCTAATTTATCAACCATTTTTTTAACACTATCTTTATTTACATCAACTGACATGTTATCAATAGTTGTATTTAAATCCCCACTACCTTCTTGTTCAGGTTCTTCTTTCCTTACTTCTTCTAATGAATTTTTTGTGTTTTTATAAATTGTATTATCAAACCATTTAATAATATCTGCTTTGAGTTTTGGTATATCATCTTCATTTATAGCTTCAAATAATTTGTCAGTGTAATCAGAATGTAAATGTTCTACTTTTTCTGTACCTGTTTGTTCTGTACCTTGTCCTTCTCCTTGTTTTGCTAAATCTGGGGCTGCTTCGTCTGTTTGTTCTTTTTGGTTTTGATCAGTAGCCTTTTCGGGTTCTTGATTTACATCTTCTTTTGTAACTCCATATGGTTTACCAAAACTTAAAACTAAATCTTTAGAAAATTGTATTACTCTATCGGGAAATTTTTTGGGGTTACTACTCATTAATTTTTTAGTTCTATCAGGTGCATCAGCAAATATTTCTTCAAATGTATATTTATCATTACCAAAATTCGTAACAGTAGACTCGATTGCACCATATGCTGTTTTTAGATTACTTTCAATTGTTTTAACTATATCTGGTATAGTTTTAGATTCTTCCATTGTTTTATCTAAATTGACTTTATGATTAGCTAAATAATCATTAACAACCTTAATAACACTATCTTTATCTTTTTGATTTCCTAATTTTTTATTAAAATCTTCTAATGGTTTTTTAAATTCATCTGTTAAATCTTTTACTAATCCACCGAGTAAATTTTTCAATAATCCACCTATTTTATTAGCACCTGATGAACCACCAAATTCTTTTTCTTCATTTAATCTTCCATTTACGAAATCGTTGTAATTTTTCATTTTTATAATATTTTTTTATAAATAAATCCACTTAAATTGTTAGCGTTTTCTTGGTTTCTACCTCCGATATGCCAATCAAATGTTTTCATATTTTTAACTTCTTCAACTGATGGTAAACTATTATCATATAAATTAGTTGATTTGTAATCATATATATAAACAATGTTACCATGATTATCTTCTAAAAACCATTCCATAGATGTTTTATCAAAATCACCTTCTTCTGGTTCACCAAACAATTCAAACAAATCATTATAAGATGCATAAACATATCCTATTAATGATCCACCAGCCCATTTTTTTTGTTGATTTAAAAATAATATTAGGATCAGACATACTGTTTGAAATTTCTTCTTTACTTGGCATAAATTTTTCATCTAAAATACCTTCTTTTATGATTTTAATTATTTCAAAAGCATCCACAGATTTTATATCTTCTCGTATTTTATCATCTGTTGGTGTATATGTTTTATCTAATCGTTCTCTCCAAATAAGTTTTAATATATCAATAGAATTCATTTTCTCTATTGCATATTCTATTTCATCTTCTGATTTAGGAGTCATCTTATCTCTTAAAGATTCATTATATGATTTTAAATACTTCATAGGAATATATATTAAAATATTAAATTGGAATTGGTAGTGGCTCTACAACGCTTACTATAAATGTTTTAGCTATTTCGACAAATAACCAAGGAAGGAAATTAACAACTTTTTCTATTACTGGTAAAAATTCTTCACCTGCTCCGCTAATATCAACTATCATTTCAGATAAAATAGTTTGCATTTTTTCGGGATTTGCTAATCCTAATAAATCAGAGAAAAATTCTTTTATTTTTGTAAATGTTGGTAAAGGTAATTCTGTTATAAATTCTAAAATACCTTCGATTACTTTTGATATAATATTAATGACAATATCTATGGGTGATTTAATAACTCCAATGACTAAATCAATCATCGAATCAATCCAAGCTGATGCTGGACTTTCTTCTGCCATTTCATTTCTATCTTCTTTAATTTGTTGTTTTAAATCTTTTATTGTTTTTGCTGCTTCTACAGCTGCTAACCCACCACCAGCTACTAACATATCTCTTACGTTATTATCCATTTTAATTCTGTTATCAATAGTGTCGTCAATATCAGATCCAGTAGTTCTTATCTTGTCATATAACTTTAATAATTCTTCGGTGTATTTATTTAGTTTTACATCTAGTTTATCGAATTTATCTTTTAAATCTTCATCCGATTCCATTTTATAGTTATTAATAGTATCTTCTATTTCTTTTTCTTCGGTTTCTAATAATTGGATTATATTATCTGCCATGTTTAATAATTCTGTTCGACTACCTGAATAAATATTTATGTGGTTTTTTACTTCGGTGTGTTCTACTAAATAATTCTTATATGATTGTAATTTTATTGATTGATCTTTGAATTTATAATCTTTTGTTTGTTTTTCATTTAAGTTATTTCTAATAATTTTATCTTTTTGTAAAATTACTTCATTTTGAATTTTTTTAGCTAATTCAAAAAATTCATCATTATATTGAACATCTACTGATAATAACTTAGATAATTGTGCAGTTAATAAAGCTATACCTGCTATTTGATATGTATCTATATCTGGGTTAATTTTATCTGTTAAATTTTTTATTCTATCTCTCTTACTTGCAATACTATCTTTTAATTTATTTACTTTATCGGTTAATTTTTCAAGGAAAGGCTCTTTCCCAAATTTATTCAAATTATCAATTGCAGGTATTGGTATATTAATTCCTAAAATAGTAAATTCTAAAGGTGGTATAGGTATATTAACATCCATTATTTCCCCTAATAGAAGTCCAAGGAACCAATTTAAAGTATCAGTGAAGAATGTTATCACATCATTGATTAAGTCCTTAATACCGTCTATAATGTCCTTTATTTTCTGTAATAATTGGGGTGGGTTAGTTAATAATTGTGGTAATTCCAATGCAGTCTGAATTGGTTTAACCATTGATAAAAATTGTTGGAATAAAAAACCAAGAACTTTACCTTCTAAAAGAATAAATTGTTTAACTAAAGAAGCTGCACCAGAATTGTCTGGATTTAAACCAAGGTTAGTTTCAGCATCTTTTTCATACTTTTCGTCATTATCTGTCATTGTTTGTCCTGCATCATCAACAAGACCAAATAAACGAATCATAGATTCTCTTACAAGAGCATCTACATCCATATTAACGGTAGCTTGATTATAACCTACTTCTTCTAAATTTTTTGGAATTGCCATATATTATTTATTAAATAATTCAGTTTCATTTTGATTTAGCTGTATAAATATTATAACTTTCTTCATTCCAGGTGAAATGACTCTTTATATTTTTGGACTTAACAATTATATCTGGATGATTAGATATTCTTTGCCACATTTTATCAGCTCTTTCTTTCCTTGTTTCATTATCAGAAAGGATTGATATATCTTTATTATCTTTTAAAAATTTTATTATAAATTTTTCACCTAATGATTTATTTCTATATTCATTTTCAATTTTAATTCCTATTAAGTTAAATATATTATTTTCTATAAAACCAAACATATATCCAATTTTTTCGTTGTTTAAAAAGAAATGATATAGAAAGTAATTATCTTTATAACCTTTTCGGTGTTGTTTATATATTTTCAAATTATCGTCTTTATAATCTTCAAATAGTTTTAAATATTTCATTTCATATTATTTATTTATTAAAATCGTTGAATCCCTTAATAATTTTCTTTTCTTCTAATTTAATAGGAAATTTGATTGGTTGAGCTAATTTAATTTCAGTTGTTTTAAATCTTTTTAATTGATTATTAGTTATCAAGTGTGTATATAAAGTTGGTTTTTGTTCACCAATTCTTTTAGATATTCTTTCAAATACTTCATCTTCTGAATTTTTTAAATATTCCTCTAAAAAATCTTGAATATCATTAGCTACATTTATATTTTGTGGTTCATCATCATAGAAATGGATGTTTTCATAAAAATTTTGTTTGATTGGTACAAAATGATCATTTTCTATGTGAAAACCTGTCATGTGTTCAAGTAAAATTTTCATTTTATCAACATTCATCTTATTGGTATTAGAATGACTAAAACTATCATTTGTATAATAAAATTTATTTATTTCTAATCCTAGTTCAGCTAATTTATCAACAAGAACTTTTAATAATTCATTATCATTATCAACACTATACCTTGATGATAAAATACCAATATCTACATTATCTTCTTGTGTAACATGTCTTACATTCTCTACGAAAAACTTCACTTTATCATAATATTCAGGATTTGTACTTTCTATAAAAGAAATACCTAAATCTTCTAATTCTATTTTTCTTTTCTTTTGAATTTTTTCTAACATTTCTTCACTTATCCAATAAGATTTACCATTATATTCTATCATCTGTTCTTCATTCTTATAAATACCAGAAAGTATATAAAGAGCTTCTTCTTTCGATAATCTAATAATTGGTTTACTTGGGTTGTTTTTATCAATAACCCAAGGTCTTGTATCAATTGACCACAATGTTCTGTCTAAATCAAAAAAGTGAATAGTTTTATTCATAATAAAAATTAAATATTTGTATTATATATAAAAAAATCCATATCAAATGATATGGATTTTTTAATTAAAATCTTGGGAATGATGATGTGCCCCCACCACCAAATTTTGATGGGTTAAAACTCGACATCATTTTACTTGGGTTAAAACTCGACATATTGCCATATTTATCACCTTGCTCTTTATCTTGTTTATCTTGCTGTTCTTTTTCTTCTTTGTTTTTATTATTTAATAATTTAATATATTGTTCATATTCCCAATAATACCATGTATCTATTGTAGTAGATTGTTGATCAGTATCCTGTACCATTAATTGAAACTTATTAGCAAGTAAATCAGTAATATCAACTTGAAACATCGATAATAATCTTTTACGAAATATGTTAATATTATCCTGTAAAACTGTCCAAGATATTTGGGAGTTCGAATAGAGTAGACGCACCTCCTGGAAACGTCATTTCGGTGTGGACCTCCTCGCCACACTCTTTACATATCATTGTTAATCCTTTTATACCTAATGTCATATTACTAACTATAGCATTTAAACCATTAAATAATGTTAAATCATTCATACTTATGTACTCTTTTAATTTTGCTTTAATACCTTCTGGTGTTATCCCACTTCTATCATATAATAAAAATGGCATAATTTTCATAAAAGATACATTTGGTTTTTTATCCTCTTGAACATTTCTTTTAATTTCTTCGTAAAAATCTTCTTGAATACCTATTGATGGTGCTCCTAATTTCCAAGATACACCTTCGTATGCTAATTCATAACACTGTTCATCCTTTTTCCAAAATTTTTCAATTTTTTCATTTGCTTCATATAATTCGAATGTAGCAGGACCATCATTATTAGCTGTTGATCTAAATGGAATTGAAAATTCATAGTTACAACTAGGACATTGCACTTCTTTTGTTAAAGTATTACCTCCTTGGAATGTTAATTCACGAATCATGAAAATAATAAACATTCTATCAGCATCTTTGATGTCTCTATAAGTTCCTTTTTTTCCATCAGGATGAACGAATAATATATTTCTTGATAAAAGTTCATTCATTTTTTCAGTTATATCAACAAAATTTTCGTCATCTACAACAGAATAGGCTTGTATTTCTGATACTTTTGATGCTCTTATACTAATTTTAGTACCTGATTTATAATATCTTCCAGCTGGTAATAAATTAATATCAATTACAGAATACTCAACTGAAGGAGGATTAAAATCATTACTATTCTTTGTATGTTTCACCTTTTCAGTTTTTGTTTTATCGGGTTCTCCTAAAAGACCTTCAAGGTATTCTTGGTTTGCTTTTTCTTTGTCGTTCATTATAAAAAAATTATTTTTATTTCTATATATTATAGAAAGGCGGGCACAACATCATAATGTTGTATTTTTGATAAAAAAATCGTAATTTGTTTGTTTTAAATTGGTTTTAAAAAATAAAAATTATACTATTATATATTAAATAATATTATTGTATTTGTGTCGATTATCTTCTTTCCACAATGGTTGTAAATTTGATAATGCATTTACTTCTTTAGGGGTTGACGTATTATCAAATGATGTTAAAGGTATAATGTGATCTATTTCCCATTCACCATGATTATCCCATGTCATTCCTTCTTTAAATTGTTTTTCTAAATAATGTTTTAATTGAACTGCGCTATATCCTAACTCTTCTTTTGTGCTTCCTTCTTTTTCTTTTCCTATATGGTTAAGGGTTCTATATAACATACTACGCCATGCTATTATATGTGGGTGTCTGTTTCGGTATTTATAAAATTTCTCTTTTTGTTCAGTTCTATAATATTTATTATATTTTTGTGTTCTTTCTTTATTTTCTGGTTTATCTCTATATATCTGTTTTTTATATAGAATATCTTTTCTATTTTCAATGTGGTATTCTTTTTTTCTTTCTAATATTTTTTCTTGATTGTTATTGTAATATGATTTATCATAATTAATTTTGTTTTCTTTGTATTCTTTTGTTTTCCTTCTTTCAGCATCTTTTATATTAAAACATTCTTTACAAATAGGAGAATATCGTTGAGTGCCATCTTTTAACTTATTCTTTTTTGAAAAGAAAGATATATTTTTTTCTATTTTACAATCTGTACATATTTTATTCATATTTAATGTAGTATCATTTTTTAATAAAGTCTTTCCGACAATCTATATATAAATAAAAATAAACCCCCTTATAAAAATAAGGGGGTTGAAGTAAAACTTTAATTAATCGTTATAACTAACTAATTATCAATGAGTTGTTAGAAATAATAGTCCTCCCACCAGTCTACAGCCCAAGTTCCAGCTAATTCGTGGATACCTGATGTTTCAGACCAAGATAATTCTTCCATTCCTGTAAATCCTACGATTTGACAATTATGATAAGTTACTCTTCTAATGATAAGACCTTCTCTGTCGTGGTGATAAACGATGATATCTCCTAACATATTACTTTTATAGTTAGATGAACCATCTTCGTTGTTCCAAGCTAGGTCGTACCAATCTTTAATCATTCTAAATGTGAATAATTGATTAGCGTCATTTTGATTTACGTTAAATGATATACCTAAGTCTGTTCTTGATGTTGAATCAGGAAAACCTACAAATAGTCTAGTTGAATACTTATATTTTTGTGGGATAGTTGCTAAAGTTGGATATGTTGGCATAGATGTGCTAATTGCATTCTCTAATAAAAGATTAGTTCCATTTGGGTGTCTATCTCTAATAGTATCTGGTAAAAATATTTCGACTTCAAATAAATTCTTATATGAAGGCTCCCAATTTTCGTTATGACTCGATATCTGAGTGAAGTGTGGTAATGGACACATATTTTTTTTGTTTTATTTTTTAATTCTTATTTATAGTATATATTAAATTATTAATCCCTTTTTTTTATTTTTAATTTTAATATTAAATTAATAAAATCAGTTTTTATATACGAATTTATAATTACCACTATTGTATATTCTGTATATTTTTCTATCTAACATTATTTCATGTTCTGATTTTTTCGGATCATAACCTTCTTTAATTAAAATATCTTTTCTAAAATTATATCTGTATTGTTTAATATCATTAATTATATAATAATAGTTAGGTTCTGTAATATGATACAGTTGAAAATTTAGTTGTTTATATAGATTTCCGTTACTATAACTACGATCAGCATAACTAATAATTTCAATCGGATTATAATTTCTAATAAAATATTTAAATAATTTTGAAGCACCTCCTATAACATTAGTATTTAATTTATTACAAAACCTTAACATTTCATATTCATAATTTGATGATAAAGAATTCATGTTATTTCTTTTTTTACCAAAAGTCATTAATGATACTAATTCATTATCATAGTATAATCCTAATTTAACTGATGATCCAACAAATCCTTGAATATGATTATCATTTAGAAATTTTCTAACTACATCATTATCTGTTATTTCTTTTACTTCTGTTTTTCTCCCGAATATTCTATTAGATACTTGACCTAATTTATAAAGAATCATAGATTTAATAATATCTTGTTTATAAACCCAATCATCTTCATAGACATGTATTAATTGTATTCCTATTTCATCACACATATCAGATTTCATTTTATGATAATTGGTTGGTTTATTTAACTCATTATGCCAATAAACACCATTAAATTCAAAAGCTAAATTCAATTCTGGTAAATAAATATCTAATTCATAAGGGGTTATAATTGATTTGGTATTTATTAAAATATCACCATTATATTTTAATTTTATGAAGTTAAGTAAATCTACTTCTAATTGAGAAATATTATTATAATTTTGGGGGAAACAAACAGTGCAGTAATTTAATGAAAATTGTTTTCTACTTTTATATAATGGTATAGAAATCTCAAAATCATGTTCTTCTCCACAATCACATTTCATAAAATAAATATTTTTTTCTAAATCTATATCAATTATATTTGGGTTATGTTTTATAATATTATCTTTCCATTTATTTCTTTTTGTATCGATTCTTTTTGAAATTATATCTTTATGTTGATTTACATTTTCACAATTATATTTTTTTAAAACTGTATTTTTCATTTTATTTTTAATGGTTTCTGATTGTAGTGCATTTTTAACACCGTATGTATTTAACATAGTTTTTTCAAAGTTTTTTCTCCATTTTTTAATGTCAAAATTTTTTATTCTTTTTTCTTGGATTTCTTTAGATTTTTGTGGATTGTCAACTCCATAATTTTTTAACAATGTTTGTTTAGATTTATTTCGGATATTGTGATTTTGCATTGGAGAATTAAAACCATATTTTTCTTGATTAGTTTTAATAATTTTATCTTTTATTATTTTAGATTCTGATGGTGTTTTAGTTCCATATTTTTTTAACGAAGATTCCTTTTTATTTTTAATAATATTAAGGTCTGTACTTATACATTTTGTTGAACAGTAATCTTTATATCCAATCGTGGAATTTTTATATTTTACTACGTTGGTACAATTCGGGTTTTTACATTGATGTGGTAATATTATATGTTTATAACAATAAACTTTTTCCTTGAATGGTAAATCTAATAAATTATTAATTTTTGAATATTGTATAATTCTATCATATAATTCTATATAATTTTCTTTTAAAAATTTTTCCTTTGAATATTTACCAGATGGATCAGTTTTATATAAAATATCATTTATCATAATATAGGTGTTTTTAATACTTATATATAAAAAGAATAAAGTTTGTCTAATAAAAAATCCCCATTAAATTAATAATGGGGATTTTTTAAACTATTTGATACTATTATTGTTGAAAACCTGTTGAATTAATAGTACCTGTTTTTTCAATTGTGATATTATTTACTATCCAACCCATTCCCTTAACGATTTCAACGAATGTATCAAGAACACCACCTTGAAGGTCAATTATATAATTTGTGTTGTTTGAAGTATCACAAACGTTTCTATATGCATATAATGCATTAGAATCTACATATCTTTGACATATTCTATCAGCTCTGTATTTCATTTCTGAACGAATAGCTGGTGTATTAAATTTCCATTGGTATCTCAATAACATATCATAAAGTTCGTTTTCAAGTTCAATAAGAACTTCTCTACTGTGCATATAACTCAATGATGATACAGGGAATACTTGTGCTGTATTTTCGTCATTAATTGTATATCCAACATTTCTTACGAAAGTTATTGGGTTAGCTCCCATTGAAGCCATGTTACTTAAACCATCATTAGTAAAATCAATTTCTGTTCCACCAATATCAGGTACTCTACCTAAATTAATACCAGCAACGATTGTCCAAGGATAAACACCACCAACATTTGATAGTTGTTTTCTCATATAAGCTGCTGCTACGAATGAAGATGGTGGTACTTCTTTAGAAATTCCATCAACAGTATTCTTTACGTAAGGGAAGAAATAACCTACTGTTGAACGACCAGAACCAGTTCCGAATGAATATAAGAAATTAGGATTTTTATCTTGATTAGCACCTTCTTTAATATATTCAGTACTTAATGAACCATCATCATTTGTAAATGATGGATTATCTGATTTTTTAAAAGCTTTAGCTGATGGCATATTAATAAAACCTAAACAGTTAAGCTTTTCACCACATAAATCAACATATTGTTGTTTTGAAGATTCTGCTAAACCAAGTCCAAATGAATCAACTAAATATCTCCAAGAAATCTTGTTTTTATTTGTTAAACCTTTGAACATTGAAGTTCCAATTCCAATAATATCTAAAATATTACTTTGTCTTGTTTCAGTACCATTTGGTAATGAATCTGCATGTAACTTAAATGGAGCTAATTTAGTACCCTTTAAATGTGTAGCATATTTCCAAATAGCTGGATAAACAGTTGTGTAATTTTCACCAGATACACCAGTACTTGTAATTTTAATAGGATCATCTGTGTAAAGAATTTTAAGAGTTGTATCAACTGTATCGTTTTTAATATCAATTATTCTTGTTAATGTTCTTGGTTGTTGTCCAATTTCAAGATCAGCTTCTACATAATAAGATTCTAAATAATCACCTCTTTTTACTTCGGCATATCTTGTTTTATCTACATAAATTGATGTTGTATTCGTAGGGTCAGTTATTATATTTTCAACTTCAAGAGTTTGTTTCCAATTTCCAATATCAGTTGTTACTTTTATTGGAGCTATTGGTGCTGTTGTAAAATCAACAGTTAAAATACCATCAGTATCAACATACATAGTTAATGTATTATCTTCATCATCATTTACATAATCACCATTATTAATTTGACCATCTATAAAATCAACATAAAAATCAGAATATTTAGCAACAACATTAGACATTGAAGTATAAGTAGTTGTCAATTGTAAACCTGATGAATACGTAAATTCCTTATCTATATAATAGATACCAGGTGTAGAATAATTAGAAGGTGTTTCTACATAAATTTTAACTTGTGCGTTAGCAGTTGTTGTATATGTTGTACTTAAAGGATCAAGTATTTCCTCTTTACCTGCTCCTGAATCTTTAACGATTACACCTTTATTAGCTTCAAGATTAACAGAAAGTTCGGTGTAATATTTAATCATTCTTAATTTATAATATTCTGTTGATGCTATTGTTGAACCT